GGCCAACAGACGGGTCACCGCCTCGACATTAATGACCACATCGGCATCCACAAACAGCATGTCTGTGCAATCTGACTCCATGAAGTTGGAAACCAGCTTGTTCCGGGCCTTTGTGATAATTGAGCATCCAGACAGATGTACCAAGTGAATGACAACACCCATCTTGTCCAACTTGGGGACGAGTTGCGCTATGGCAAAACAGGTCTTGATATTGACCTTGCCGTCATAGCAGGGGATCGCAATCATAAGCTTGCGTCCCACCAAGTTGAAGCTTTTATCAGCCATAGAACACCGTAACACCGTTTTGGTTTGTTCCTGCGGTTCCCAGTTGGCAATAAATACCTGTATTAACTTTTATGCCTTCACCGGGCATCAAAATGCTTGAGGTAGCTGCCTGACCAGAGGTGGTTGTTGCCGCTGTATCCAGGGAGAATATCCAACGCCCACCAGATGCAGTTTGCGTTCCACCTGTACCAGAGGTAATGGTTCCTGAGTTAATGTCAGTCACCGTGTAGGTGCTAGAAGTTAAAACAGTAACGACATAGTTGCCGTTTGTTCCATACCCGCCCGTGCCAGAGGCAAAAGCTAGTCCAATAACATCACCGGTAACTAAACCGTGCGATGCTAAAGTGACTGTTATAACTGCCGCTGTGCGAGTGTAAGAAGTGATGGCCGTAGGGGTTGTAACCGTATCCCAGATGTTAATTGTCCCAGCAGAAGTTCCGCTGGTATAAATAAGACCTTTAAGACGGTTTTGTCCACTGACCGCTATGCCACTTACGTTTAAGTGGGCGGCTTTAACGTCTGTTTGCATTCCCATAATCAATCTCCTAAAAAACGGGGGCCGAAGCCCCCTGGATCAATTAAGCGGATGCTGGAAACTGCAAACCGTTAGAGTCGGCAACCGTGTAAACGATGGTGTACTGCACAGTACCAGCGGTCACTGCGGCCACAGTGGGAGTCATTGTGGCAATCACTTTAACGTCCGTTGCGCCAATACCGATCCCGTTGGGGGATGCAGTAGAAGCTGCACCACACCATGCGCCTAATTTGGCGGCTGCGTTGCTGATAGCCGCACGGCCAGCAGAAGTCACATCTGTAGCGGCCCAGTACAAAGCGGCGGTAGTGCCATCTCCAATGCTGACGTTGGCGGCAGTAGAGCCGGTGAACGCAACAGTGGTGTCGATGTTAATTTCAAGGATTTGAGCGCCAGCAGGCAGCACACAAATGGTGTCGGTAGTAGCCGAAGCAGCCTGACCGGTGTAGTTCTTTTTAAAGGTTTGAGAAACAACGGTTGCGCCGCAGTTTTCAATAGTGCCGACAGTGGTGCCGGTGGTGTTACGAACAGTGCCCAACAGCCAAGGGCCAAGGTGAGTAGCGAAACCCATAATCAATTCTCCATGCGTTAAAGCGTATCAATCTTGCATGACAGTCAGCCGGGACTGTTTGATACGCCGGGATTCCCGGAATGAAGGCAATATACACCAAAAGAAAAAGGGGCACAAGGCCCCTTTTCCAGTCTCATCAAGCGCCAGGGGACCCGAAGATACCCAAGGGGTCTGACACGCCGAAGCTATAACGCTCACGAGCCTTATAGCGGACGTTACCAGTGTCGAAGTCTCCATCCATTTTTGTGTCCAGGGGCATACGCACAAAGTGCTTCAGCCCGTTAGGCACGTCGGTAGACAGGAACCAAGCGTTGGTGTCGGTCAGGTAGTGGTTGACACAGTAGCCCTGGGGGATAGAGCCGTTGTTCTTCAACGCGTTGATGTCGTTGTCGGTCGTGCCAACACGCAATTCGGTCTCCAGGAGACGAGTTGCAACGAACATCAGAGCAGGAGGAACAATCAACTTCTTGGGCTTGGCTGCGATCAACAGGCCACGCTCGTCCGTCCATGCAGCGATCTGAATAACTGCGTTTTCCAACGAAGTCTCATTCAAGTCAGCGGCGGTAGCCGGGCGGTTGCTGTTGGTGCCACCAGAGATCAACGGATGGGCGGTAGAGCACAAGCTCACGCCGTCACCATAAGTCACCGTGGTGTTGAACGCTTGGTTCAGCACGTAGGCAGCTTTGACCTGCTTGGTGTAAGCCATACCACGAGCCAGCGATTTGGTGTAGCGGCTGGACAACGAGTCATACAAGTTGTCTTCCACTGCTTCCTCCGTGATGGCGAAGCCCATTGCGATGGTTTCATGGTTGTAGCGAGCGGTCCATGCTTCCTGGGCGTTGTCGTACTGGATCGCAGAACCTTCGTTCTTGACTGGTGCGGCAGAGAAGCCAGAAAGTTTGGTCTCTTCCTCGAAAGAACGCTCAGAAGATTCAGTTTCGTAAATCTCTTTGTGCTCTTCAGGGTAGGTCGCATACTGCAAGCCGAACAACGCGTTCAGGCCGGGGAGCAGTTCTTTAAGTAGTTGTGCGCGTGAAATTGCCATTTCTTACTCCTTAAACACCAGTGGTGTTGTTGTATTGGTGAGTGTTGATCTTCACCAAGAGTTCAGTGTAAGTGTCGGCAGCAGTGGCGGTCTCAGGCACAACGTCGATCACACGGATTGGGATGGTAGCGGTCGTACCAGCACCGGTCAGGGTCACAGCGTAAGCAGAATTACCAGTGGTAGTGCTGCCAGCGTTGAGAACCAAGGCCAAGTTAGTACCGACAACAGCCCGCCCAGCAGAACTCATGGTAGTGCCAGAAGACACAACGGCGACCTTGAACAGGGCCATGGGGTCATCAATCACATACGCATAAGCCAGATTGGTTGAAGTGCTGATGGAAGCAGGCAAATACTGGCCCTCAACGGTTTGACCGCTGGAGTTCACATATTGACCGCCGACACAGACGCCGACAATCGCACCGGAGTTGGTGGTGGTTGAGAGAATCAGATAACCGTCAGAGTTAATCTGGACCGTATCTCCGAAGAAGATAGCAGTGCCAAACGAGGCAGCAACGGGAATCTGTCGAAGAGCACCAGCGTATGGCATGCCGTCAATACGATTGACAGGCTTTAGGCCATAGGGTGCGGAGACAGTGGGGTAAGCCATTGAAAGACTCCTAAAGATTAAGAACCAGAACCGAAAGCTCGTCCCTTAGTCACTGTTGAGCGGCGCTCATTAAACAGCGGCATACGGGCATCGCTCTCGCGCATGTAGGTGTTGTCTACCGAATCAATTTGCGAATCAGTAATTCCTTGAAAGTGCTGATTACGCTGACCGACAAACTCCACCGGGGTTTTACAGAGGATGAGTCCACCTACTTCGATCGCATCTTTAAACCGGCTATTGGGTTCGGCAAAAAGCTGCGCCTCAGGGTGATCCGAAGCCTTTACAGGCTCCCAGCCCTCGCGGAATTTTGAAGATACATTCTTGGCATCAGCTTGACCCATCATGCTGGTACGAATCCAGCGGAACGCGTAGCCCGGCTCTTCGTCAACTTCGGGTAGAAGTTCAGCGGGTGCCCATTTGGTCACTGGGCGCACTTCGCGAGCACGAGATTCAAGTTCACGATTAAGTTTGTTCTGTTCTGCCATGGTTATTTCCTCATTTCTTCCGCAACCTTACGAGCATAGAGTTCCAAAGGAATTCCAAGCCGCTTGGCGATATTCACCTGCGACGGGCTGAGCACGATTTTTTTGGATGCAGTGCTGCGCGTTGCGGGTGCAACAACATTTGCTTTCGGGCGCTGAGAAGAGTTAGCTTCAGCGGGATCATCGGACGCAAATTTATCCGAGAACCTTTGGCGAATCTCTCCGTTGAGTTTCTTGTAGTACTCATCCGAAGTAGGGTCAACACCATCTTCCAAAACCAGCTTTTCATGCAACGCGAGAGCATAGCTGGTCATTAGCCGGTCTTTTCCGAACCATGGATTCTTGGTTTGCCAAGCCTCCACTTTAGGATCAAACGGTGCTTCCCGCGTGAGTTGTTTGGTTTGTACATCAACCGCATCCGTTTGTAAAGGGGTAGCTTTGAAATTACTTACCCTTTCCGCACGAATCTTGGCAGTAGTCAAGTTCTCCTGGGCTTCCACAAGCCGGTCGGAGTCCCCAGACTCATACGCTTCCTTGTAGGCACGCTTGGCGGTCTCAACTTCGTTGGCAACCACCCGTTTTGCCTGCTCAAGTAGTGCTTCTTGGTTAGTATTTAACGATCCTTTGAGCTTTTTATTCTCATCTACGACCGTCTGTGCCAACCGCAAAGCCTCTTCTTTTTCACGATTAGCCGCCTCTTTTGCCCGGCGTTCATCGTGGTAGCCACGTCCCAAGTGAGCCAGTCGCTCCTTGAGCCGTTTGTCGCTGTATTTAGACAACTCCTCGTCCGTCACCTCATCGGGCGGTGTGTCCAGCGGCTTGCGACCCCTATCCCCCTCTGGCGTATCGTCAACAATTTCTATCTCAGACTCAGCTAGAGCAACCCCAGACTCTTCCAAGTCCTTCGCTGCTTTGGCTTCAGCCTCTTCTTTTTCGTCCGGAAACTCGAACGTAGTCTTTTCAAATTCAGCCATGAGTTACTCCTTATGCACGGGAAATACCACGCGGGTCTTGAACCACAGCTTCGACCGAGTCATCGTTGATGATTCGGAACTCTTTGCCGTGAATCTTGATCCGTGTACCAGTGTTGGGTCGGACCAACACAAAGTCCCCTGTCTTGCAGGACGCGCCACTTGGGAAGCGTTTCTCATCTTTGTACGCGTCGGGCCCCATCTTCACGACGTACAGCACGGGAGATAGGACCTCCTCGTAGTGCAGCGTCTGACTAGCTTTCACTATGCCGCTGTCGTAGGACTCGTCAATTTCAGGCAAAACACACAGAAGATGGAAGGTGGCGGGGTCAGGTACCTGCCGTGCTTTCTCTTCAGCCGTTTCGGGAAGGACAGTTGATGTTGCACCGTCTTGGCTTACGAGGATTTCACTCATTGTCTAATTGCTCCATTCGTTTAGCGAAGTCTTGAAGTGTTAAGTTGGCGTGGTCAAGACCTCGAATCACCCCCACCAACTCTCGGTACTCGGCGTAGTCTTTAGCTGCGCCCGTACAAAGCCTGTCTACCGCCTGCTGGCGGAACTCATCGTTTTGTTTCTTGATGAACTCTATTTCAGTCATTCAGTTTTCCCCGGTTTGGAAGGTTGAGGAGCCTGCGCTGCGAGCGCCGCTTTCTGCCGCGCCATCTGCTCGGCGTGAGTTAACTTCTGACGGTGGGCCATGTCCTTGTGGCGCAAGTCCTGCTGCTTCTGAGCGGCCATCAGCCCCATACTCATACGCTTGGCCTCCATCTCCTGCTGCGCCCGCGCCGCTGCAACCGCCGGGTTCTCACCCTGCTTGCTGGCCATCTCTTGCTGCTTGATCTGCAACTCTTGTGCTTTAAGCTGCAACTCACCCTGCACCTTGGCGGCACGAGTCTGAGCTTCTTGCTGCTTGATCTGCAACTCAGCCTGCTGCATCTGGATAATCGGGTCCTGCTGCATCTGCTGGTTCTTCTGCTGCTGCGCCATGGCCATGTTCTGCTGGAGCAACTGCGTGGACGCCTGCGCCACAAGCTGTGACAACTGAACCTCTACTTCCTCTGGCAACTTCTCATTGGGCTTGGGCAACGGTACGCCCAACTGGTCCTCAATCTTCTTACGGTACGCATACGCCAAGTGCTCAGCAATGTGCGCCTGGATGGCACCCATCATCTGCTGCGCCATCGGGTTCTGCCCCATCTGCTGCATGATCATCGGGTCCTGCATAAACGTCGAGTGCGCCGCAATGTGCGCGTCGTGATCCTGGTAAATAAACGCCTTGGTAGGCTCCCCGTTTAAGAACGCCATGTTCTCGCTGATCGGGTCACGCGGCGTCTGGTCATCCTCAATCGGAACCAACTTCTCCGCGTTCTTAATCCCCAACACCTCAATCATCTGTCTGTGCAGGTTGGGCAGGTTGTATATCTGCGGAGCTTGCTGGGCCAACTGGATCACAGCCTGATACTGCATGATCCGCTGAGCCATCGTGCTGCTGTTGGGGTCACTGACTGGAATGACCTCCACCAAGTCATAGTCTTCACGCTTGGCAGACGCCTCGCCCGACTCAGGCTCATACTCATACTGGCTCGGGGTGTTGTCCCTGATGATGGCCTTGAGTATCTTAAACTCCTGCTTCATCGAGTTGTGTACACGCGCTTGTACCGCACCCATGATCTTCAACTGCCGCTCCAGCAACGCCAGCGTCGTGCCAACAGGAGCTTGAGCACTCATATCACTGACCTTCATATCAGCAATAGAACCCAGCCGTCGACCCTCATCAGTGATCTGATTGAGCAGCGCCATCAATACTTGGCTCGGCTCCTTATAAGGCAGAGTCATGATGTTGTCTTTGATGCTCCCAGAGGGGACATCCACATCTCTGAACTCTCCTGGGGCAATCGGAGTGTCGTCTCCCTTAACCCTTAAACCCCTAGATTTAAGACCACCCGGCAAATTGCTTAAAGTGCCTGCATCTACCAACTGCCGGATAAGACTTGTGCCAGCACGGGCGTAACCACCAATAATGTGGATAAGACCCATGCCATACGCCCCGAACCCAGGGATATAGTCATACTGCACCAGATGCTGGCGCTTTTGGTAGTTCTCATCACTCTCCTCCCAGTTACGATAGATCGCCAAAACCTCTTGCGTACCCTTGTCGATCGTCACGATGTACGGGACCGCTACTTCATCTTCATCCTCATACCCCTTGAGGTTCCAGTCCACCTGAATCTCATACACCTGATACCGGTCGTCGTCAGTAACTGAGTAGCCTTGCTCCTCAGCTTTCTTCTTCTCAACGTCCGTGTGGTTCATCACCGGCTCACCCAGATCAATGTCTCGGTAGAACCCAGCCACTTGCAGCTTCTTGATGTCGTTCTTGGTCTTACGCATGACGTGCGTCACACGCTCAGCCATCCGTGCACCGCTCGACCCGTAGGGGATAATCACATCTTCAGCAGGCACGAAGATCGAAGTCTGTCGTCCCAAGCCGGGATCAAAATACACTTTCTTGAACGCCGAGCCCGCAAGTCCCAGATTGAACAACATGCGTTCATGCTCTGGCCGGTACTCGGGCATCTCCTCGGTCAGCTTGAAGTTCATATCATCCTGAACCCGCTGCGCCGCCTGCTCTTTCAGCTTGTCTATAGCACCGATGATTTCTGTCTTGACAGGACCCTGTGCCGGAAACGTCTCAGTGATAGTCTCACTCTGGAACCTAATCGCAGCCTCTGTAAGAACCGTCGAATAGACTCCACAAGCACCATTCCAAGGTTCTGTTCTCTCTTCATACTTAGTCCCCAGTACTTCAAGACCTTTCACATACGTCTCAGTCCAATCCTTGCGACTGGCAATGTCCGCATCCACTAGCTCCATCAGATCACTAGCTAGGTTTGCCAACTCACCGTCATCCATTTCTTCGGCAAGGTTTGCACCAAACTCACCTTTTTCCTTCTCATCTACGGCTTCAAGGGTGATCTCCATACTGCCGTCACTCAACGTGACTGCATCGGGATTCTCAATTTCAATTTCCAGATCGGGCTCCATGCTATCCATCCCCAAACCTATAGGGGCTGCATACATACCCTTGTCCATCATGTTCGTTGCCATTTTGTACCCTTAGTAAAACACCGCGTTGCGACGGCGGAAGTATTTTTGTTCTTCCGGTTCATCAGTAGGCAATCTTAGGAATCCCCCCTGGCGGAAGCGCATCAGCGCAAGAGTGGTAGCATCAACTAAGTCGTCATGCTCGCCCGACGGGAACGCTGCTATCTCATCGACCAATTCCTCGGCCCAAGCAGTCCGTGGCACCCACACCTTACCTGACGCAATTATGTCCGAGACAGAGTTCAACCGGGCAATTTTGTCCTGGCCCCTACTGGGCGTGTACTCCTGCACCGGAATCCCCATCGCCCGTAGTTCATAGATCAGTGGTGCCCCGCTCGCCTTCTTCTCGACGATCACACTATCAGGCTCCCATTCCTCATACTCCCCAAACACGTCCTTCTTGAGTTGCACCCACTCAACCCGCTTCTTGTACGTGTTGAGCAAAATGATGTTGGGCAGACTGTGGTCTTCGTCGTTGTAGAAAATCCCCCACGTCGTGCCCGCTGAATAGTCGGCACGTTGGGTCTTTTCAAACGCGGTATCCCACGACTGAAGTATGTACTCACACTGTGGCGGACGCTCTTCCTCCCACCATTTCCACCAGTCCCGCTTCACGATCGCAGACTCGTTGCCGATGGGGTTCTGCTGATACTGCGCCTGCCACTTGCTGTTGGGCAACTCTGTCCTGAGCGCCTCCAACTCCTCCAGCGACCAGAACTCTGGCCACAACGGGTTCCCCGAGGGCATGATCGCAGGGAACTCAATCACTTCCCACTGCTCACCACCCCTGTTGTGGGCCGCTTTCAGCACCTGACCGGTCAAATCCCGCTGCGCCCACCGCGTCATAACGATCACGATTGCCCCGCCCGGCTGCAAACGCTGCCTTGGGCCGGAGGTATACCACTCATACACCTTATCGAACACTTCTGGAT